GCTTGATAACCGGGTACGATACTAAATATTTCCCGGCGGGGATGGGGACAGCCCCGCCACCAGCAGCATAAACAGCATCAACCGCCGCCTGGATCGCCGCCGTAGCATCAGCCTTACCCGTCGGGTCTGCACCATAGGGCGCGTCAATCACGCTCACACTGTAACCAGACTTAGCGGGCGCCGCCTGCTTCGGGGCCGCCTCAAGAGCCTCAAGGCGCCGAAGAATCTTTGAATCATCAAACGCCCCGCCATCACGGCCCGGCGCACCCGGTGCACCAGGCGGGCCGGGAGGCCCCGGGTCTCCCTGCGGCCCAGGCAAGCCACGCTCACCCTGCACACCCGGCGGCCCCACCTCACCACGCGGCCCACGCGCAGACCACCCAGACGGCGAACCCGGATCAGGTACCGGAGCCTGCTCAGCAAGATTCAGCACCGCACCCGCTGTAGGGTGGATAAACCCGCAGGGGTACGGGGCCGGGCGGCCCTCACTATCACGCAGATGCGTAGTAACCTTGTACCCGAAACGCTCCGGCGACACGCCAGCCGCCGGGGCGACAAGCCGCACACCAGCGGTAGTTGCGTCAGGCGAATCATAAAGCACGCCGCCCACCACGTACCCGGTGCGGGCCGCCTGCGTAAAAATGGCGTCACTACTATATGCGTGCGCGGTCGGCGTGAACTCCACACGCCCAGACACAGGAACCGGGGCACCACCCCGCTCCTGCATCGTCAAAAAGTTAGCTGTCACCGTACAGTACTCAGCCATACAAATTCTCCTACTCTAACTGCATGTAAGTGCGCACCGTAAGCTCGGTGCGATCCTCCCCCGGGCGGTGCTCAACACCCAGGACGAGACAATAAACGCGGGTACTAATGCCCGGTACCTCCCACCGGTATACATCGCCCACACGGTAGCCCGGATCAAAAAGAACGTTAATAGAGTCCGAATACACGGCCTTAGAATCTGATAGCCACGCGGCCACATCCTTAGCAAGCTCAAGCGCACGTTCGCGGCTGCCCGCCCAAATGCCGGCGTCTATCTCCAGCTCCGGTGCCTCACGCAGCGGCCCGAGAACAACGGCGTCACCATCATCTTTAGCTTTCGCCTTAGCGCCGCCGCGTATGATCGGCATTTTTTCGCCCCACATGTCTTCATAGGTGCCTGGCATGGTGCGGTTATTGACGGGGAACTGCATCGTGGATCGGGTGGACTCGCCTTCATTCCCGAACACTGCCTTGTTGTCAATCGTGAGCTTCCACCGCCACCAGGCGAGCCGCTCAATCCTCGGGGCGGCAATATAGCCCGTGTACCCGTTCTGTCCGATAGTGAAATAGCAGGAGCCGTAGTAGATTTTCTCTATCTCACGCTTCCACCCGTTCCCGTGCTGGGATATGGGTGTGTTGAAGAAATTATGCAGGTTCCACATAATGTCGTCGTCCAGCTCGAACCAGTCTTCATTCTCGTCTGGGCCGATAAACTCTTCAACAACCTCATTGCCCAGGATGGACTGCCCGGTGCCCTGCCAGAGTGTGGCGCGGTGAATCTTCCCGATGTCGCCCATGTTGGAAATCCATGTGATTTTGCTTTTCACCCGCACCGCAGACCCGGAGCGCAGAATATCCTGCTTGAGCGTGTAGTCCACCACATCATCGGCGGAGATAACGCCCTTCTCCATGGCTTCACGTAGCATTGTTCCGTGTTTGAAATGGAACTCGCCCGCAGAGTCAAGCCACATCGCGCAGTGAATCAGTTCACCCAATTCTTCAAGGAACTCAGACGCTTTACGGCTACGCACCGAAGGCGTCCAGTAGGGGTTATTCAGGTAGTCGGGGATGCGCACATGCGCCTGCTTCCTACCCGATAGCGGCAGCGGCTCCATAGCCACCAGAACATCGGATATTTCACACCCTAGCTCGGCGATAATCTCACAATTACCGACCTCACTATTCGGCCCCCACCACCTTTCATGCACGCCACTAGGGCCGGGCGTACCCTCAACCCCTAGCCGCGTCTCCCAGCGCCCGTTCACATGCATCAGGAACTCAACGACACCATCTTTCGGCACCAGAAAATCCCCATACTGCGGATTATTCCCCGGGTGTACAGACAGCCGCTTACTACCCTCAAGGGTGATAGCGACCTTCTTACCGCCCACCGTCAGCTTGAGCGTGAACTTACCGGTGTGCCCGGCGCCCACACGGAACCTAACCATGATCGGCTGCGTGTTCCGCAGGTTCCGGTTCTCAGCCAAATTCTCATACACACCCCAACCCTTGAACAGGTAGCATTCGCCGCTATCGTGGTAAACAAATGTGGGGATAATGTCATACGTCTCTTCAGTAGGCCCCGCCTTCACGCACGCGCCCTTATACCGCTCCCACGCCGTCCACATAGTGCCCTGCAAGGGGGCGTGCATCACCACCCGCTTATCGACACCAAGCGGAACCTTAGACGCCGGGGACACCGCGAACCCGCACTGATCCAGCACATCCCACACCACGTAATTAATCGAGCAGCCGGGGGTGAACGTTTTAAAATCACTGTTCTTACGGCCGGGCATGTGCCGCAGCAGCGGCAGAACATCCACAGCCTTACCGAACTTGTCCCAATCATCCACAATATGGGTGACTAGCTGGTTACCGTCCTGAACCTCATTAAAATCCACGCGGCCCGTGAAGACCCTCACCCATTTATTAGGGCCGGGTATATCTGATGGGGATAGGGACATGTCAATTTCGATGCGCTCACCGATTTTCGGGACACGCAGCCCACCAGAAAACCCCGTCCAAAGGTTCGGTGTCGCATCGGTCATCTGCCATGTAATAGTTCCCGTAGACTGATTGAACCCCGAGGTGATAGCCAGGCGGCCAGGCAGGTCACCCGACATCGCGGAAGAAATCTCCACCTGGTGCATACCCTCATCGGAGCCGCCGACATAGATGCGGGCGTAGATGATGCGCACACCCTTTTCCCGCACATACGACTTACTGGCCTGCATCCCCCAAATCGGGGTAGGCCCCGGATTCTCAGCACCCATTAGCTACCATTCCCCGTTTCCTTGATCGTGCACGTAATCTCCGAGATATTCTTGCTGCCGCCCCGGTAGAGCGGCTTCACCTCGTAATCATCCACGATGCCGCCCATTAGCGTTTCGCCTACCGTCCAGGGCTTCTTTTCGCGCCCTAGAACCATTGATGCGCAGGTGCCGGTCCCGCTCAACTGTACGCCGTAGAGGGTGCAGGCTTTGGGGACTAGCACGTAGGCTTCCCTACGGTGCACGCCCGCGCCCTTACCCGGCCCTTCCACGGTGGTTACACCGAATTGTCCGGCGCGGCCGCCGCCCCACCAGATGCGCAGGTATGAGTCATCCTCTAGCACACACGAGATGTTCACCACCTCACCGCCCCACGGAAACGGAATGTCCTGCCTAACAAACGTCGGGGTTGTCACCGATGTGCCGCCGGGCCATATGATGCCGTGCCCACCCGAATCAACCATCATTGGGGAATACACCGCCCCGTAAGTATCCAGCAGCAGTGAGGTGCGCGGGGGCATGACGTTGATATGCTCCGCCCCGGCCGGTATGACCGTGAGCGGGGTAGCGGGGCCGACTAGTGACCCGCCGAGCATGGACAGGTTTAGTAACCCCTCAATCATCCCCAGCTGCTCACCCTCAGCCCGCCAGGTGCAGCGCATCTCACGCATACTGCGGGGAGGCCCGTAGAAGGAGGTTCGGCGCACACCCGTGAGCGGGTCTGTGTCGATCCGGTTCACCAGTGTTCGGGTTGTTGTCACCTCTGAGTACCCTTTTACGGGAACCATTGTTGCGGGCCGCCCTATCCACATCCTAGACATGCGCCGCCCCTCCTTTCCTTCATTTCCTCTTATCTTTACCGGCGTGCGCGGGTACGCGACTCAGCCATAACGCCCCAGAATTTCGTGCCCGATATTTCCACTACCGGCTTCCACTCACTCAACGCCGCCGCTATCTGCTCCCCAATCCGCAGGTTAGCGTCAGGTGCGGGCGCGAACCCCACAGGTGCGGGCGAACCACCAAAGGCGAAGCCACGCACCGAACGCGGGTTACCCCCGGCGTTCAGGAACTCAAGCAGCGGCCGGTTACGCCGCGTAGCCCTCTCGTTCATAATGAACTCGCCGGAGCGCACACGGATAGGCTCGCCCGTATCCTCAACCACAGCCCGCCGGTTATCAACATGCGGGGCAGCAGGGGGTCGGCCGCTAATCAGCCCGCCGGAGGCAAAGCCGCGCATCGTATCACCCACATGCCCGCCGGAGGCGAACCCGAAGAACTTCTTACGGTAGGTCTCGATTTTATGAGTGATATTCTCGGTGATATTCCTAATCCGCAGCGTTGTTTCACGGACGGTAGGGATTGAAAATACCCAGTCGATAGCGCGGCGTATACTGCCTACGAACCCGCCGAGGCCAACGACGTTCAGCTCAGTGTTGTGCCTATCGGGAACCTTGCCTACGGAGTCGGTCGCCTGCGATGCGGCACGGTTCACATTCGATGCGTCACCCCGCATGTCGGTGTTATGCGACTTCGGAAGGTTCCGCACAGACTCGGCGGTTAGCGCCGCAGCAGAATCAAAATTACCCGTGGTAGCGGTCATATCGGTATTGTGCGAACCGGGCACCGCATTCACCGTGTCACTCACACCCTGGATAGCTGAGGACGCATCAAACGTTCCCGTCGCATCAATCTCAATCTCTTTGTTACCGGGCATAGATTCAAGCCACTTAGCAACCTCACTGAAACCGCTTTTAGTCTCCTCGATACCCTGCGCCTGCACGTTCACATTCTTCTGCCCCGGAATATTACCCAGGGCGTCACGCAGCTGCGTTGCCTTACCTGTAGCCTGGTCGAAACCGATAGTGCCGCCCGCAACGTGCACCTGGTTAGGGATGCCGTTCACCTCTTTAGCGGTGCGGTTCGCAACCGCCCGGGCGTTATCATCCATGAACGTGCTGATGCTAATGTTTTTGTCTTGCAGGCCGAACGCGGCACGCGCCAAGTCCTCAACCTGCTCAGACGACAACCCAGCCTGGTAACCGTACTTTTTGATCGTCTGGTAGCCGCGCTCATAAATCGCACGAATCTCTTCCTGCGATTTACCCGCGTTAGAGGCGGCAACGGCAACCTTGTTCGTTTCGTTAGCGACAGACCCGAACAGTTTGTTCAGCTCACGGCCGCTCTTCGAAGCGTTATCGAAACCGTAACCAAGATCATAGGAAGCGGTCTTACCCTTCTTGAAAGCCTCCGCCAGCTTCTCAAGCGACTCATAGTATGAACCCATCGAATCGTTGTAGGATCGGAAGCCCTTGCCCAGGTAATCGAATGCCTTAGCAAAATCAGATAGCAGGGACTCAACCTTTTCTACCACTTCGCCGTTCTCGTCCAGCTTCTTAGTGTTCTCACCGATAGCGTCCGTGGCTTCACTGGTAGCGGCCGTGCCCTCCTTGATTTTCTTATTCAGCTCTTCCTGGGATGCCCCGGCCTTTTTCAGCTTCTCCGGTAGCTCACCCTTCATCGCCTGGAATTTCTCTTCATCGGTGAGCGCTACCCCTAGCTTGTTGGCGTAGTCGGTGACAGCCTGCCCAAGCTTCGGGAAAAGCTCAGTTATCTTGCTGACGCTCACACCCGAATGCTCCGCCTCGTCCGCTATCTGCTTGAAGAGCGCGGTAGCGCGCTGCGGATTCTCACCGTACATCTTCGCCAACGCCTCATCCACCTGCAACACACTATCCTTGAGCAGATCGAACGAACCTTTAGAGCCGACCATGTTGTTCACGAACCCGTTAAACCCGTCGAAAGCGGTCTGGTTATTGAGACGTTTCAAGGCGTCGTTGATACCGTTGATGCCCTCTTCGGTGCCGTGCATGGCCCACCTGCCGCGCCCGTTGGTGAACTCCGCGTTTTTGAAAATGTCGTTGATGCGGTTCATTTCACCGCCGCTCTCAGATAGGGCGTTAGTCATTTTCTCCACGCCCGGCGTCTGCGCGTTGAGGTTCTTGAAAGGTGTAGCTATCGCCTCAGCACCGGCTACAGCCAGGGAGAGGTAACCAAAGCCGCGCGCGAGCTTCCCTACCACACCGGAGAATTTACCACCGCTTGCGGCTCCCGCCTCCATCTGGGCGTTGGATGCGGCTACACCGGCTGAGGCGCTGCGCCCGGCTAACCCTAGCTCAACTAGCGCCGTGCGTGTAGCGTGCACCATAGTAACGAACTTCGCGGCACCAGCCACAGCCAGCAGCAGCGCACCAGTGATACCCCCAATGGTGAGAACAGTTGTGAGCGTACCCGAATCGACGCGCGAAAGACCATCAACGAGCTTGTCCAGCCATTGCACGGCCGGGCGTAGAGCGTCAGCCACACCAGAACCGGACTTGATGAAAAGCGTCTCGATAGACCCGCCCAGCTTCTCAAGGTCGCCCTTAAGGTTGTTCTGCGCGATAGCCGCTGTCTCGGCCGCGTAACCAGAGTCATTGACCTTATCAATCCACCCCTGGATACCGTCTTGCCCCTGCTCATAGAGCACGGCGGCGGCACGCACAGCGTCAGAACCGAAAATCTGCGCCAGCGTAGCGTCACGCTGCTCAGCCGTCATGCCCTTCAACGCGGCTTTCAGCTCGCCCGCGAACACCGATAGCTTCTTGACCTTACCCTGGTTATCGTACAAGCTCAGGCCCAGCTCGCCCATCGTCTCCGCCGTCTCCTTGGACGGGTTTTGAAGCTTCTGCAGCATGACCTTGAACGATGTGCCCGCGTCAGAGCCGATAAGGCCCGCCGATGCGAACGCCGCCAGTGCACCAACAGTTTCTTCGATGCTGAACCCTGTCTGTGCTGCCACCAAGCCGGACTGCTTGAGCGCGTAACCAAGATCGCCGACGCTGCCCTGCGCCTTACCAGCGCCAGCAGCCAACAGGTCTGCTACGTGGCCCAGGTCGCTACCCTTGAGCTTGAACTGCGTGAGGGCGGTAGCCGCCAGTTCGGCGGCGTCACCGACACGAAGCTCACCGGCTGCTGCCAGGGACAGGGCACCGTCCAGGCCGCCGTTCAGGATGTCCGATGTTTCCACACCGGCCTTAGCAAGCTCCGTGATGCCGTTGGCCGCCTCCGTGCCGGAATATTTGGTGTCGGCACCCGCCTTGATCGCGGCCTCACGGAGCAGGTTCATGTTCGAGGCCGTCTCGTGTGTCGCGGCCTGCACGCCGGACATGGCCGCATCAAAATCTGCGAACGCCTTAACGGGGAAAGCGAATGCGGCTAGTAGCCCGGCCCCGGCGATAGCGCTACCGGATGCGAGCTTGTCCATTGCGTCGCGGTTGCCCAGGATAGAGCGGGTGAGCGACTGCGAAGAGTCTGTTGCCTGGCGGCTGTTTTCCCGCATCTGCGCATACGTGTTGCGTGCGGCGGTGGCGTAGGTTTGCACCGATGATGCGGTTGCGGCGGCCCCGGCCCGGGCGTTCACCGCCATCTCGGAGTAGACGAGCTTGTTTACGGGGCCGATGCTCAGGATGTGGTCGCGGGCGCTCACAGCCGCCGATTTGAAAGACGCCCCGACGGACGAGGCAAGGCCGCTGTATGCGTTTTGTGAGTTGAGGGAGGCCCGCTCCATAGCCGTTGTGATGCCGCCCGCGTAGTCTATAGCGGCCCTTGCTGATTCGCGGCGCGCTGCTTTCTCTGCCCGCGTCATACCGGAGAACACGCCATAGGACTGTGCCGCCGTGTCCCTATAGGCTTGGACTACCTGCGCCCCGGACTGTCGGGCCTGCGCCGCACGGTTAGCGAACAGGGCGGCGTTTGCTGCCTGCCCCGCCCGTGATGTCTCGGCGATGGCCCGCACCGTCCCCTGCTGCGCGGCCCGTATGCTAGTGGCGCTAGTGAGCGCGGCCGCTGCCGCTACCGCCGCTGTGGATCGTATAGCGGCCTGCGATTCTGCGGCTGCGGTGCGTGCTGATTTTGCTGACTGCTGCCCGGTGAGTCCGCTTGTCTGCTGCGCGGCGCGGCGTGACGCGGCTACGGCTGCTACGGCGGCGGCTTCGTGGGCGCGCACTGTCTGCGTGGCAGCATCGCGGGCTGAGCGGGTGACGGTGCGCATA